GGATGCAAAATGGACAGTTTACCCTTAACAATGGCACAGGAGAAACCTTTACTCTGGTCGGAAACTAAGTACAGATACTGGTATTTACACCATATTCACCATAAAGTAAAGCATAAATGGAGAGATGCAAAGGATTTTATCGGTTGTACAGTAGAATATATGCGTTCACCAAGCTCTAGTGATAGTTGGCACTCAAGAAAGGGTTATGTTGGCACTCCAAAGGCTGTTGAAGCGTTCCTACATGATAAAGAAGGCGGTCAAGTAGCTAGATTAACACATTATTTTTAAAAAAAGGCTAAAAATTTAGCTTCTATGTCAAAAAAAAGTGCTTATATTGTATAAGTTTTGTTTTTAACAAGAAGGTTAATTGATGAGAAAAAGAGAGTTGCTACATAGGCTCTCTTTTTTTTATAAAAAGCATTTATATGAAGCTTAAGATCAAGAGAAGAAGGATAGAGAAGACAATAGTAGTTTGGTTTGATAATAAAAGCTATGAAGTTAACTATAATAGGTGGCAGGTCATAAAAAAAAGCATTCCTATGCCAGAACTTATCGAAAATGAGTATAGTTTGAAGGAATGGAAGTGGAGAAGAGAAGATCAAACTGAATTACTAAAAAAAGATCTTTATAGAAAGATTTATGAGCTTCAAATTAATAAAAAATTAAACTAAAACAGTCAAAAGTACGCTAAAAAACGCTTTTACATAGGTAAAAGTACGCTAATTTTCCCTTTTACAATAAGGCTGGTTCTGGCCTGAAAATATTTTCAAATTTTGATTTTACTCTAGTGTTATTTAGAATTATTCTAAATTTACGATCCTGGAAATTCCTGGTCCTGGTGCTATTTTTGTTTTTTATCATGCTAATAACATATAACACAAAAGTTTTTGAAAAAAAAAGTAATATTTTTGTTATTTATTCAAAAGTTTATATATTAGCGGCTCAATTAATCATTAAACTAAATTAAAAACATTATGAAAAAATTAGAATTCGATATTTATTTCGACCGTAATTTTCACACGGCCACAATTCCTAACAAAATTGCAAAATTGAAGGACTTTTTAGGCCTGCACGCTCCTAGATATTATAATAGCCTTAAATTTGTAGGCGGTTATGAAATTGATCAGCAATATCAGACTGTATCAAATTTTGTTATATTCCTGGACTCAAAAGATCTAGAGAATAACATTATAGACCAGGTCAAAAACATATTCAATAACCAGGACGTTTATATCAGTGAAAATAATTCAATTCCTAAAACTTTAAAGACATGTTAACAGTTAATCAGATATTGACTCAGAATAGTAAGCTAAAAAAGACCAGTCAATTAAATAATAAAAGAGTCTTTAACTTTGGAATTATTGCAAATGTATCTTTGTCAGGTAAAAAAACTTGTCCATTCGCCAAAGGTTGTCTGGGTGCTGACTATAAATGTTATGCTCAGAAGGGTGCATATTCCTGGCCTTCTGTAAAGAACGCATACAATAAAAGATATGAATTAACTAGGCAAGGTGACTTTGTAGCTATTATGAATAGGTCTATAAAAAAGAAAAAAGTAGACGTATTAAGGCTTCATGACAGCGGTGACTTTTACAGTCCAGCTTATTTAGATAAATGGATCCAGATAGCAAAAGATAACCAGGACGTTATTTTTTACGCCTATACTAAAAGCATTCCATTCTTCAAGCCTAGTAAAAAGTCTAGCACTACTTTTTTACTACCTAAAAACTTGATAATAATATTCTCAGAAGGGTCCTCAAGAGACGATCTAATTAACACTAACCATGATAGGCATTCCAGGATATTTAATAATATAGATGATCTACTAGCTGCAGGCTATATTGACGCCAGTAGTAATGATCTTAATGCTATTAGAGAGAATAAAAAAGTAGGTCTAGTACTACACTAATCAATTAACTAATAAAATAGATATGAAAATTAATAAAGACTATGTAATTGACCAGGATCAATATACATTAATAGTAAGTTATACTTATTCCTGGGATAACGGTGACTATAATACGCCGCCTGAGGACGATCTGGAAATAACTGACGTAGAATTAAACGGCATGGATATAACTGACTTTTACTGGGACCTATTAAGTGATACAATAGACCAGGACGTATACGATCATGCAATTGAAAATAAATTTAACTAATCAATTTAACTATTATGAAAAATTTGTCACCAGTATCAATAAAAAACTATCTACTCAATAATTACGGCCAGGTAAGGCACAATTGCTATGCACTTGCTATTGCTAGCCGTAAACTAGCAAAAGGTTATCCATTCAGTCCAGTAGATGTTTTTCACTTTATAATTGAACGTAAACCGATCCAGGAATATAGGGGCCTGCAAAGTTATGGGTTCGATACGGCTGCAGGTCGTTATTTTAGAGAGGAATTCTCCAGGCTATATGATCAAGAGTTAAAAAAACAATTGGACGTCTACGATCTACCTTTTTGAGCTATCGTAAAAATTAATTAAGATGCAGGAATAATACTCCTGCTTTTTTTTATACCTTCAAATGTACGCTAGTTTTTCTTTTTATATACATGCAGGCCTGCACGTGATGCACGCATGAAAAACAAAATTTCTTTTAATAGCAAATAAAACCATAAAACGATTAAATTTTAGGCCTTTTTTAACGGCCTTTTTTTTTATTGTTAATTTTTGGAATTATAAAAAATTTGTCTTTTGTTTACAGCTCAATTAATCATTAACTAATAAATTAAAAACATTATGGAAATTTCTAAAAATTTAAAAACTGAGTTATTCAATTACATTAAAGATGAAATGCTGCACATGGACGACAAAAGTATTGAATGTCCGCAGGAACTTACTGACATCATATTCAATTCCTCACATTATGTAATAGGATACTACAAAGCAAAGAAATGGGCAAGACTCCATGAACTGGACGTCTTCGACATGCTTAATGTAGTGAATGAATATGAAGAAGGCCTAGGAACGCATAATAACTATGATAACTGGGAGACCCTCGTCAATATGTATGTTTATATACTAGGCGAGCACCTACTCCATGAACTAGCGAATGATGCAAAAGTAACCATTAAAGACGTACCTGGAGAGTCAGACATGTTTATTCATATTCTGGACTATAACAGCGGCCAGAGCTGGGTTTATAACTTGCCTTCTGGAGTCAATTCTATTGACTTTATAACTAATTTAGGCCTTAACCTGGATAACGTGCAATACATGACCAGTAAAGACGGCACCAGGTACATGGGGAGCTAGTACAGCAATTTAACCAGGGATAAAAGGGTCGGCATATTGTCGGCCTTTTTTTATACCTAGTCACCACCTGGAGCACCTGGAGCACCTGCAGCACCTGCAGCAATAACCACCAGCACCAGGACAAGACAAGACCAGCACCAGCGGCAGCAAATGAGGCTATTTTAACGCCTTTTTTTTTATTCCTGGACTCAGTATATTAACGGCCTTTTGTTATTAGCTTAGACAGTGTTTAAAATTGGTTAAATGTTAACACCTAAATAAACTATTTTACACGACCAGCGGCAAATTTTATACAAATTTTATCAGCTTTTTTAGCTCCTGGAGCCGTCCAGCTGGCAATTTTTGCGGCCACTTTGCAAAGTTTATTTTTGAAATCTGACGACTTTTGCGGCTAATTTGAGCAGCTGCAGCAAAAAAAAATTTTATTTTGTTACTCATTCAGGTTCAGGAATTTAGGCCAGGATTTACGTAATTGAGGACCATTTTGAGGGTAGGCGAATATTCACACTAGATTTTCCAATTTTCAAGTTTATTACACCAGGTGCACAATATGTATTTTAGTTCCAAATTGTACTAAATTTATTGTATTATATTTGTTACACTAAAAATGTAATTTTAAAATGAACAAGAGAGATCAAGAAAGAGCTGATAAGAAGTCTGCCAAGGAGCTCCAAAAGAAGGAGAATGTTGAAATTATAGAAGGCACTGTAGCGAAGTATGATATTAACGATTTAAACCTTAATAAAAGTTCTGGTAAAGCAACTAGTCTTGTTAGTTATAAAAGAACAACGGAAGTTGTAAAATTAATTTTGAGAGGAGTGAGATATACAGACATAATGGAGTATTGTGAAGCTCATTGGGGAATCAAAAGAAGAATGGCAAGTATTTATTATAAAAAGGCTTTAGAGAGTTTTGCCGAGCAGTTCTCTGAGGAACGAGAATATGAAATTGATAAGCATCAGATTATGTTACAAGATTTATATCGTAAGTCTTATCAAGCTGGTGATTTGAATTTGTGCAGATTGTTGTTGCAAGATGTTGCAAAGATGAAAGGCATTGTGGTAGACAGGGTAGATGTTACTAGTGGAGGAGAAGGGTTTGTGTTTAACTATCAGAACCCTTCCGACAACACATAACTAACCCTGATAATCGCTTCAACAAAAGAAAAAAGCTTTTGTTAAAGAATATTATTATTAAGTATAATAACTTAAATATAATAAGTACGAATGTAATAAAATTAAATGACTAATTATGGAAACTTTAGAAACAAATAAAAACACTAAAAAATGGATTTAACAATATCAACGCCAATTAGATTTGGTATAACAAAGTCAGTAATGGATTCTCAATATGTTACAAAAAGAGCTCCTATGACTAGCAGAGTTGCAAAAAGATCTGAGTTTAAAAAAACAACTACAGATAAGAAAGGATTCTTTAAACCAAAGGAAGATGTGGCCTACAGAAAACCAATAGTCAATGAATTGGTTTCTGGTACACTTTGGAGATTGCAATATTCGATAGGCAGTACCTTTTATGACCTACAAGAGGATATGACAACTAAAGAACTAAAAGCTTTTTTACTTTCTGCAGGAACTACGGCCAGAGCAACAACAGCAATAGCTTGGATTGACAGCACTCTTGCTCTTGAAGAAACAAACAGTAGTAAGTATGATATATACACGGCTGTAGATTATAATATACTAGAACTTATGACTAGGATAAATAATAGTGTTATATTTGAGGGTACTGATATTGGAGATCGTGCAAAACATTATGTTCAGCTTGCAGATGATCAGGTTGCCAATAATTCTACTCATCAAGATAGGCTTGCTGTAGCTGAAAACTTTGATTTGACTGAAGACTCAAAAACATTTTTAGCTTCACAAGGAATAATAATTGAATAATAATGAAAAAAATATTAATAGTAATATGGCCGAGTTAGATAAAATTATAGAAGAAAAAAAAGCAAGTGCTGGTATACTAGAATATATATTTGGTACTTTGGCTGTTTTTGCAGCCGTACCATTTGTTTTAGCATACTACATTTGCGTAATAATTATAAATATAATTAAAGCAGCAGTAAATAAAATTGGAGATAAATTTTAAACCAACGATAAAGCAACATACCGCTTGGGAATATTTGCACGACAATAAAACAAGTGAAATTTTGTTTGGAGGTAGTGCTGGAGGTGGTAAGAGTTACTTTGGAGCAGCTTGGCTTTTGTATTCTTGCCTTCGCTATCCAGGAACTCGCTGGCTAATGGGTAGAGCCGTGCTAAAAACACTAAAAGAGACTACACTTAACTCTTTTTTTACAGTTTGCAGTGATTGGAATGTCAAGAAGGGAGAAACATACAAATTTAACGCACAATCTAACGTAATAGAATTTGTTAACGGCAGCCAAATAATTTTAAAAGACCTTTATCAATATCCAGCTGATCCAAATTTTGATTCACTTGGTTCCCTTGAGATTTCTGGTGCCTTTATAGATGAGGTGAACCAATGTACAGAAAAAGCAAAGAATGTTGTTGCATCTAGGATAAGATACAAGCTTTCTGAGTACAAACTACGACCAAAGGTCCTTATGTCGTGCAACCCTGCTAAAAACTGGGTTTATGACTTCTATAAACAGAATAGAGACGGTACTTTGGCCGATCACAAGAAGTTTGTGCAAGCAAAACTGGTAGACAACCCACATATATCTGAATTTTACGAGGAACAGCTAAGAAAACTTGATCCTGTATCAAGAGAAAGGCTTTTGCATGGTAACTGGGAGTATGATTCTGGAGAAGACAGGCTTTTTCAGTATGATGCTATTTTAGACATGTTTACAAACTCATCTGTTTCTTCAGAAGGTGCAGAAAAGTACCTTTCTTGCGATGTTGCCCTCTTAGGTAGTGATAAATTAGTGATTTGCCTGTGGAATGGTATGATTGTTGAAGAAATTATAACAAAAGACAAGACATCTGCAGATAATGTCGAAAAACTTATAAAAAATCTAGCTGATAAGCACAATGTACCAAGAAAAAACATAATTGTTGATAGTGATGGTGTTGGACAGTACCTTTCTCACTACATGAAGGGTGTTGTGCCTTTTGTAAATAACGGCAAACCACTAAACAAAGAAAATTATCAAAATTTAAAGACACAATGCTATTATAAACTCGCTGAACAAGTAAATGTTGGTAATATTTGGGTAAAATGCAATGATACTGACATGAGAAACAAAATAATAGAAGAATTTGAGGTTATTAGAAGAAAAAACATGGATAATGACAATAAATTAGCAATAATTAGTAAAAAAGAGATGAAAGCTGTCTTAGGACACTCTCCTGACTTTGCTGATGCCCTGATGATGCGAATGAGATACCTTTTTGGGAATGATAAAAGAATTTTGGCTTGGAGGTAAAAAAACTAACTTTTTGTTCCATAAAGTTCCATAAGTTGTTTGTTATATTGTAAGATGGATTATGAACAGGAAATACTATTTCTAAATGAACAACATTTTGTTATTGTAGACAAATACTTAAATGATGTTACAGATCTTGTTTATAATTCTACTTTTTTTAATGAAGATTATGTTGGGTTTCAAAGTTTAATTGATAATGTTATAACTTTTCACAACGGACTAGGCAAATATTGCCTAGAGGGCACTGTTGAAACAAGAGAATGGTACATTTCTTTACCAAATAATTTATATTGGGCTACAAAAGGCTATTTTAACAGTTTATTGCTATATCAGAACCAAGATATTGAAGGTGTAGAGGAAAAATTGTTATATTTGACCATATCTGTGCTTGAAGAGCTAAACGAAAGCATAGATGTTAATCCTTCTGACTTAAACTATATGAATATAAATTTAAATTAATGAAAGAATTCAAAATGAATGATAAGACCGTGACTATGCCTGAGTCATGGGTTGAGGTAAGCTGGGAAAGATTTTATGCCTTTACTAAGGTTGTAGAAAAACACAATAATAAAATAGAAAAGTATAAGGAAGAAAATCCAGATGATGATTTTGAGTTTAGAGAAACTCTTATGCAGTTAGATTATAATACCGATGTTTTGTCTTTCTGGACAGGTGTTAGTGTTGAGGATGTTTCTCATTGGGATATGGCCGAAGCAAATGATTTAATGAAAACTTTAGCGTTCATAAATCAAAAATATATACCAATAGATATACAGTCTTTTACTATTGGTGATGAAAAGTTTTATTTACCAAAGGATTTGATGAGAAAATCTAGTTTTGGAAGATATATTGAAGCGGAACAGCTTGAATTACAATCTAATCTTATACAAGAAGGACAAATTAGCTATATGCCCAGACAACTAGCTATTTTGTGTAAAAAAGAAGATGAGGACGAAAAATTAAACGATGATCTTATAGATCAACGAGCTAAAATGTTTGAAAAATTAGACATGGCAACAATTTGGGATGTCGCTTTTTTTTTGAACAAGTTAGAACAAGGATTGATGACCAATTTCCTAATCTCAAAGGGGGTGGAAATGCAAAAGCTGCAAGAGCAGCAAAAGGAACAATAGATGGCTACGGCTGGTTAAATTCTGTATACAGAGTTGCAGCTGAAGGTATATTTACAAAGGGTAATGAAAGTGCGGTTGATAGTGTGCTAAACGCTAAGCTAGATGAAATTTTGACGTATTTATCTTGGAAGAATGCCTGCAGTAAATTTGATGAGATATTAAATGAATTAAATAAAAAACAAGCAAAATAATGGCAACTAATTTAACTCAAATAGTTAACAACATGAACACCTGTGCTACTAGTGCAGGTTTTAATGCATTTAAGTTTGGAGACTTAAGTAGCATAAATTTTGATCACAACATAAGTTATGATTTATTAAATTTTGCTTACCCTAAGTCAACCTTAATAGATATAAACAGCAATTTACAAGAATACAATTGTACTGTTACTGCTTTTAGACCAATTTCTAAATCAAATGTTACAGGAGTTGAGCTTGTTGACAATGTTCATGTTATAATGACTGCATTAGAAAACAGACTGCTTAACTTTTTATCTTGTTTTGGAGCTAGCAACAATTGTAAAGATATTATAACTTCAGATGCCATTGACATATTCAGAAACAAGGGAACACACAATGATAGGTTGGTTAGTGTAACTTGTAACTTTAGTTTAGAGGTTTTTGTAAACTGCATAGATATAGATTGTACCTCTACTTGGCCGCCAGCACCAGTTGCTGACAGTTATAATTGTGTAAATGGAGATTGTATTGATCCAGGTGACGGATCAGGTACTTTTGCAACTTTAGCTGAATGTGAAGCTTCTGGATGTTAGAAAATGAATATTAAGAAGCAAATATATGATGTTGCAGGCAGGAGAGCAATAAGGCTATTTAAAAAGCAGATAAACAGAAAAAGACCTGGATCTAAATTTAAAATGCAAACGTCAGGAAGACTAAGGCAAAGTTTAAATGTAAAAACAGGATTAGACGAATTAGAAGTAAGAGGTGTATTTTATGGTGAACAACTAAACAAAGGTCAAGATTTTTCTACTGTTTTTAATTTTACAGGTAGAGGAGATGGAGACGTAAATCCTAATCCATACATAACTAATTTAGTAAGATGGCTAGGAGACAAAAAAGGTTTACAGGGTAAGGCAGCACTAAAGGCTGCATTTGCCATTGCCAGAAGCAAAATAAAAAAAGGAGAAAACACTCCTAAAAATAAAGGCTGGGTTGATGAGATAAAAGATAATGTAGATAAAGAAGTGTCTAAAGTTTTTGCTACACAATCAAAAGCTGTTGCAAGCAAAGAAATACACAAAACATTAAACATAACAATAAAAACATAATATGGCAACTATTGCAATAATAAAAGATACAGATAGCAAGTTTTACACTACAGCTAGGCCAATAATTTGTCAAGTAATAGATGATGAGGGTGATGCTGCTTTTATGGTTGGTGAAATAGAAAGAGAAACATATATAAATAGCGGTATATTTATAGGTACTGGCGTTTACATAAATGCCTATGAAGACAACGACAATCCTGACACATATAGCTTTAATCTTATGGGTTATATTAGAGAGCTAGTAATAAGAGGACAGTTTAGTTTTATATCAGCAGGTGTTTGGCCAGGTTATTATGAATTAGGAGGTTACTTTAGACTAAGAGTACACGCAAAAAGATATGCGAGTCAACCCAACCAGCCTTTTATAGAAGACGTAAACGACAATGTTACTTCTACAAGGTTTTACGCCTTAGATGCCAATACTGATTTTACACAAAGATTAGATAGCGGAATTAATTTTAATCAGTTTCATACAATTGACAGATTAATTTTAGGTAATAACACTCCCTCATACCAAGATGACATTTCTATAAAATACAGTCAGAATTCTCCAGACTACAATCGTTATGGACTATCAGCTCTAAACTCATTCAGGAGTCATATAGCTAGCAAGTCATATACTATAAATCGTAAAGACTCCAAATCTGATGCCATATATCAGCCTGTAGGCCTTAGTGCAAAGCAGTTTGGAGAGTTCTGGCTATCAATATATATTTTAGACAGTACAGGAAACAGTGTTGTTTCAAGCACAACAATGTACATAGATGATAAGTCTGGACTGTACAAGATACCAGCACATCCAGATGCACTTGTTTCTTATATTATACAAAACGGAGGTTCTGGAACAAACAATATTATAGACGCTTCAGACAACTTAGTCAGTAAAGGAGCAATAATACTTCCTTTTGTTAAAGGTGTATTACCTGGCTATAGATTTTTATTTCACTCTAGAAATCCACTTGGAGGTCCTGCATATCAAATAGACACATTGTATGTTGATTGGTCAGATAAAGCAGGTAACGGAGAGTGCAATAGAACTAAGTTTGTTTTTAAAACCTCATCTGGTGGTTATGATTGGATTAATGTTTATGGTGTAGAAACTAAAGAGGTTACAAACAATAGAACTATTTATGATAGATTTGCTAATGGAAGTGAAGGTAGTCTACACAATAGGACTGTTCTACATACAGACAGAGAAGATATTTACAATTTAGTTTCACAGCCTGTTGGTAAAGAAATAGCTTTACACTTAGAAGAGCTGCTTTCGAGTACAATGGTCTGGATTGACGTAGAGCCAAAACAACCACCTAATAAAAACTTTTGGGCACAAACAAACTCAGTTTTAATTCCTGTTGTAATAAATACAGATAGTAGCACGATTTATACAAGTGAATCAGGCACATCTTATGTCGAAATATCTTATGTTTATTCTGAACAACTAACTATGCAAACTTCGTAAAATGGCTAACATAAATCCTAAAGCAAATAACTGTGTTCTAGAAATTGGTTCAGTAGTAGGGTCAAAAGACATTACAACAGAAGTTCAAACTGGTGTAGAAACAACTATAGAGTTCAAGGGGTGTATTGACCCTGGTACATATGAAGAACAAGCCTTCAACGTTCCTTCTGGTAATACAGGTGAAAGGGTTTTTTATGAAGGTTCAGTTCCAACAACAGCAAGCAATTTAGGAGGTACATTACAAGAAATTGTTGGTGTAGGTAACACAGGCACACAAGGCTGTCAGTTATCGTATTTAGGCACCTGGAATAATAACTCTTTTATGCCAGGAAACGGTATAAACGATGACAAGATTGTGTACATAAACTTATATGATGATAATATTGTGCCACAAAATATGCCTTTTATAAATCCTGTTTCTACAGCAGGAGGATTAAGGTATGAGCCAAGAAATAATAAAGATTATGCACACAACGTACAGGGTAGAAGTATATATTTTGTAAACAATGTTGAAACTACAGGTGTCAATTCTACTGTAACTAAAAGAAGCGGATCTGTATTTGATGTTTTAGGTTGTTTTGCAAATAATCATTTATTATTAAGGGGTAATGGTTCTGACACCTTAGATGATTATAGTTTATCTAATCCTGATTTATGGCTTAGACCACAAGATCACAGCTACTATATTTCAGCCTACAAACACTCAATGAATTGGGATAGCTCAGGCGGCTCTGGTAATCCTTTTTATTGGATTGGCGGTAGTCTATCTGTTAAGACTGATATAGGGTCTTATGAAGGATCTGCATATAGAGATACAACACTAGGATACGTTAAATCAAATGACTGCTTTAGAAACTCTGGTATGTTAGGATTAAGTTCTGACTACTGGGGTATGGGTGCTGGAACTGGAGCACAAGACCTATTTGAAATAGAAATATCAGTTTCTCAGCTTTTAAATGCAAAAATTGATATTTTACAAGGAGCTGCATATAATAACAACATTGAGGGTGCTAGCTCTACAGACTTACAGGTAACTTCTGTAGGCGTATACAATGTTTGTTTGTCTGCCTTACAGGTTTCTACAATTTTTGGGCACACAGCTACCAATGGTGGTGTTATACCTATGAACGATGGTAAACACTACCATCCTTCTAATGGATCAATAAACATATTGAACGCAAAGGCAATAGATGATAATTTGCCAGCAAGAATTACTTTAGACTACATAAAGATTACAAAAAGAGATGCTGATATTGAAGTTATAGAAACTCCTATAACTCAAACTGAAATAAACTATACAGTAGATCAGTATCAATGGGAATACTTAGATATATTTGACAGCGAAACATTACCGCTAGCATTTACATACTCTGTAGGTAATCTTAAAGACTTGACTAAAAGAACAACAGCATACAGTAAGACTTTCGAAATACCAGCAAACTCACATAATAATAGAATACTTGATCCAATGCTTGCTGTAGGGTCTATAAAAGAAAAGATAGATTGGATGCCTTGTAGGGTTAGCGTAAATGGCGTAAATGTCTTTAAAGGCCTTATGAGGGTTGAAAAAGGCATTACAGGTAATGGAGGAAAATATTCCTGTCACATAATTGATGACTCTGTAGACTGGAAGCATTTACTAGAGGATCGAGAAATATGTGAAATACCTCTTGGTGATGGATTAGATATAAAGAAAAGCTTTGCGTCAATAATAAACTCTTGGTATCACTCTCCTGTAGATGATATTGATGGGGAAAACATAGCAGACTTTAAAAATGATGCAAGCAGAAACTTATTTGGAGATGGAAATATATTCTTCCAATGGGGATCACCACCTACAAGTAAAGACTATTTCTACGGATTAATTAATTATGGGCAATGGCACGCAAACAGCGTTAACCCTGGTGATTATAGCCATAATAGTAATGACTTTCATCCTG